GCCGACGACGCCGACCGGCTACACGTTCATGTGCGACAGTTCGTCGACCCTGAACGACTCGCTTGCGGTCTACGTCCGCATCGCAACCAATGACGCGAACGACAACGTCAGCGCAGATATCTGGTCGGGAGGCTCCGCATCCTTCGCGCAGCTTGCCTCCTTCGGCGGAGATGTCTGGACGGGTGGTCTCGGTTCGATCCTGATCGCCTGCAACTCGCGCGGCACCTCCAGCGCAACCGCGAATATCCCTAGTCCATCGCTGACAGTCGGCACCGACAATGCGCTCGTCATTGGAGTTGGCAAAAAGACAAAGACCGCAACCTCGAACAGCCTGACTGCCACAAGTCCGACAGGACTCAATAACCGCATCTCACTCGATGTGCCGAGCGGCTCCTCGATCTGGTCGGTATGGGACTACACCCAGCAGACGACCGCATCGAACCTGTCGCAGGATTTCTGGACCCAGTCGGTGGCAGAGAGCGCTTCGTGGGCCTCGATTGTCCTTGCGCTCAAGTCTTCGGCGGTGCCGAGCTTCAGCGGCACGATCTCGACCCAGACCATTACGGAAGGGACCTCGGTCGGGACGATCAACTTCGCAAGCTTCTTCTCGAACACCTCGAGCTACAGCGTACAGTCCTGCACGCTCCCTCATGGCCTATCGCTGAACACGAGCACGGGCGCTGTCACTGGAACGCCCGATCGTCCCCTCAGCGTCACGGGTTGCGTGATCCGTGGGTCCGATGGCAGCAATACCGCCGACTCGAACAGTTTCAACTGGACGGTCAATCCGCCCTCGGGAAAGCAGTACGTCACGCTCGCGAGCATCAACGCGACGAGCTTCTGTGCGGACTTCAATGCCACACAGAGCCCGACCATCGCGGCCGGCGACATCCTGAAGATCGACCTCGACACCAATCCCGGCAACCACGATGTGACGGTCGATACGGACTGCACACTGTCCTACGCCGGCAGTGATTCCTCCCGCCAGTTGATTCAGTACGACATTTGGGACACCTCAGCCGTGGCCTACATGTCCGGGGGACCCGGCAATCTCTGGTTCAACAACCAGGCGCCGGTCGCTCCTGTGGGCGAACTGCTCTTCATCGTCCCTTACAACTCTCCGATGACGCCAACCGATCTCTCCGAGGTCTGCACCGATGCCGAGGGAGATGACATGACGGTGACCAACGTCGATGCATTGCCTGCAGGGCTCGTCATCGACGGAACGGGGTGCACGCCCGCATCGAATTCCTGTCTGCACGGGACGACGACCTTCAAGGGCGTGTCGGATGAGATCTCCTTCTCCTGCACTGATGTGACCGGCGCGAGCACGGAGTGGCAATAGCATGCCGAAGTTCATCTCCGATCCTGTCACGATGCCCGATGAGGTCGGCAAGAGCATCGACGTCGCAGGTGATGAACTCGACTTCTACGAACTGCCGTGGGTCACGGTCCCGCAGCCCGCGCTCAACAAATCTCCGGGCACCGTGATCGCGCAGAGCTGGACGGCCGGGACGGATGTGTCTCCTGGCACACTCATTACCCTCACGATCGCATCAGACGGGTCGTACTGGGGGACGAAAGTCATCCGGAGGCTCGGAGCATGAGATCAGCGCTTCGGTCCGCCCCTGGGCTCACGCGGCTTCGGATCACCGTCGAGCCAGTAGGCCTTGCCGGCGATTTTCTTGTAGGCGGGTTTGCGCGGATTGCGCGCCCATCGATCACGAGCTTTCTTCGAAGCTTTCACTGGCCAAAGATTTTCGCATGAGCCTCAATAGAACGACAAAGGTCTGTTGCGACTGTCGCACCGAGAAGCCACTCGATGCTTTCCATAACTGCGTCGACTCACCTGACGGGAAGCAGTACCGCTGCATTCCCTGCCGTAAGACGTACGACCAGGCACGACACCGTACGAGGCGGCCCAAAGTCAGTGATGCCCTCAAGAGCTGGCTGAGCATTGGGGTAGCGGCGTGAAGAAGACAGGTCGTCCCTCGAAGTATCGGCCCGAGTTCGCGAAACAGGCAGCGAAGCTCTGCAAACTGGGCGCGACCGACATGGAACTGGCCGACTTCTTCGAGTGTGGCATCCCCACGCTCTACCGGTGGCGGGCCGAACACCCCGAGTTTCAGAACGCCATAAAACTCGGCAAGCAGGACATCGACGAACGCGTCGAACGCTCCCTGTATCAGAGGGCAGTGGGCTATTCACACCCTGACGTGCATGTGAGCAACTTCCAAGGGAATGTGACCCTGACGCCTATCGTCAAGCACTACCCACCGGATGTGGCGGCGGCATTTATCTGGCTGAAGAACCGTCAGCCCGAGAAATGGCGCGACAAGCACGAAGTTGAACACAGCGGCAAGGTCGATCTCGCCCAAGTCCTGAAGGAAGCCCGAGAGCGTGTCGGCCTTAGCGAAACAGCTCACTGAGGACGAGTTCGAACAGGCACTCGGACGCGACATCGCGCGCTTCGAGCTCGACCCTTTGGGATTTGTCGAGTATGCCTTTCCATGGGGCAAGCCCGGTCCACTGAAGGATCGAAAGCCGCGCCGCTGGTTCGTCGAGCTCTGTGGGCGCATCCGCGAAAAGCTGCTCGCCAATCTCGAGCGCGAAGCTTGGGAGATCGTGCAGGAGGCCCTTGCCTCGGGTCACGGTATCGGCAAGTCCGCCGGCATTGCGCAGCTGATCCTCTGGGCGATGTCGACGCGCGAGCTCACGCGCGGTGTGGTGACCGCCAATACAGATACCCAGCTTCGCACCAAGACCTGGCCCGAGGTCGTGAAGTGGCACGGCATGGCTATCAATCGTCACTGGTTCGAGTGCACGGCCACTGCCATCTTCCACAAGCAGCATGAGAAGACCTGGCGCATCGATGCCATTCCATGGAGTGCCCACAACACCGAGGCGTTTGCCGGTCTCCACAATCTCGGGAATCGCCTGCTGCTCGCATTCGATGAGGCGAGCGCCATAGCCGATCCAGTCTGGGAGACCGCAGAGGGCGCACTTACCGACGAAAAGACGCAGATCGTCTGGCTCGTGGCTGGCAATCCCACGCGCGCGACGGGACGCTTCCGGCAATGCTTCACGCGCTTCCGGCATCGCTGGGGTACGCGCAACATCGATTCGCGCATGGTCGAGGGCACGAACAAGGCCCAGATCGAGCGCTGGCAGCGTGACTATGGCGAGTTCAGCCAGTTTTTCTCTGTGCGTGTGCGCGGCGAGTTCGTCGAGGCGGATGCGAACCAGCTCATTCCGCTTCAGTGGATCTCCGATGCCCGCGTGCGACAGTGGAACTGGGAGATCGGGGATGGGTCACTGCCGAATCTGCGTGTGACCGTCGACGTAGCCGATGGCGGCGAGGATGAGACCGTCATCACGGTGGGCAAGCACTATCAGTCGGCGTCAGTTGTGCTGCGCCAAGCAGCGTTCAGCTTCCAGCCCTCTGTTGCCGTGATCGATTCGGCCGACGCCGCCGAGCGGATGTTCATCGAGTGGGGCGGGCGCAAGGAGATCGATGACTTCGTGGTCGACTCTTTGGGCGTTGGTGCAGGCACAGCAGGTACACTCATCAAGCGCGGCTACCGGGTGGTGCAATACATGGGCGGTGCGTCCTCAGCGAATCCGCTCAAGTGGCGCAATCGTCGCGTGCAGACGTACATTGCCCTGCGGAATGCATTTCGTGACAGCACGATCGTCGTGCATCCTCAGGCGTTGCACGATGAGCTCGCATGGGATGAGTTCGAAGCGCAATTGACTTCGGTGCGAACGAAGCCGGGCACAGAGAAACTGGAGGATCTCGTCACGAAAGAAGAAATGAAACGGGATGGCCTCAAGTCGCCTGACCGCGCGGACAGTCTCGCCATGCAGTTCGCTACGCTGGCACCAGCGATCACGGGATCAGTCGGTACCGCACAGGCGGTCGCGACTCTCATCCCATCGCGCGTGATGGAGGGCTTTGCAGGCTAGTGCCGAATCCGCTCACGACCGCCATCCGGGCAATCTTCAGGGCCGTTACGCCGCTCGAAACCTCGAAGGTCCCCGAGCCTCCCAAGGACAACGTCGCCACCTACGAGAAGGCACTTCTCGGACTTGGCCCGCGCTACAACCCGGACCAATTGGCCGGCCGCAATGGCCTGAAGATCTACGACAAGATGCGTCTCGACGAACAGGTCAAGGCGGTCATGAACTTCAAGCGCGATGCCATCACGGCGCGCGGCTGGACGTTCAAGTACGAGGACTACTCGAGCCTCAGCGACACGGAACGCCAGAAGCGCATCCGCATCTTCACGGACATCGTGAACGGCATGCGGGGCAGCTTCATCGATGCCATGAACGTCATGGCCACGGGGCGCGACTACGGCTTCAGCATGTCGGAGAAGATCTATTCCGACATCACGATCGACAAGCAGACCTACGTGGGTATCTCGGAGATCCGGGGGCGCGATCCCTCGAGCTTCGAGTTCTATACGGACGAATTCGGCACGCTGTTGCGCGTGGACCAGGTTGTGCCAGGCCGGCGCATCACCATCGACCTGACACGGATGATCTATTACGTCCATTCACCCGAGTTCGACCGGTTTTTTGGCCGGTCGGACCTCCGTGAAGCCTACCGGGCCTGGTTCATCAAGCAGCGGGTGGGTGAGCTCTGGGCGCTCTACCTCGAGCGCATGGCCGGCGGGTTCGTCGTCATCAACCCGAAGGATACTGGTGACCCGGCTCCCGAGGGAACGGCCGCGGCACAGTCGATCCACAACGTGCTTGCGAACCTGCACTCGGCGAGCGGTATCAAGATGCCTCCCGGCTATGACGTCGAGGTCATCAGTCCTGCGAGCACGGACGCCTACGAGAAGGCGATGGTGTTCTGGGACCTCGCGATCGCCAAAGCGCTGCTCGTCCCGAATCTGCTCGGCATCTCGCATACGGGCCAGACGGGTGCCTTCAGCCAGTCACAGACCCAACTCGAAGCCTTCTTCTGGACGCTGAATGCGGACTCGGAGCGTCTGGAAGCCTGCATCAACGAGCAGCTAATCAAGGACCTCGGCGATCAGAACTTCGGTGACGGGGACTATCCTTACTTTGCGTTCAAGCCGGCCTCACGGGAATACATCACGAAGACGATCGCCGACTGGAAGGTGCTGGTCGATGCGGGGTCGGTTGTAGTGTCCGAAGCCGACGAGGAGCACTTCCGCAAGCTCCTAGATATGCCCAAGCGCGACGAGAAGACCGACCCGCTCATCGATCCGGTGGTGCAGGGGCAGGAAGACCGCGCTACCCAGGGTCAGCAGTTCGACCAGAAGATGCAGACGAACGCCGACAAGCGTGCCCAGGCCGAGGCGGATCGGGCCGCGAAGGAAGCCCAGCGCCAGCAGCTGAGCGCCATGCAGGAGCAGCTCGTCCACATCAAGACCGTTCTGGAACGCCTGCAGCCCGATGGGAACACGCACACACACCATTCCCCCAATGGTGCGGCACCCTCCGGCTCGCAGGCGGTCCCTCACGGTTCGCTCAAGATGGCTTCGCGCGCGCAGTTCGACAACGCGGTCCGCAGAGTCGCCTTCACGGTCATCGAGAGTCGACAGGACCGCATTGCCGTCGATACGACCGCGCAGGTCGCGGCATTCATCGCCAAGGCGGCGAAGCGCATGCTGGGCGCGGATGCCGACCTTGCAAAGCTCATCGATAACGACCCGACTGACATCGCCTCGGTTGAGATGACGAGCAACCAGAAGTCACGCCTGAAGGACATGTACCGGCGCTCTCTTGCCACGGCATGGACGCTTGGCGGGTCGCTGGCTCGAAACGAACTCGAGCGCGCCCGTGGCCAAAGATTTGTCGCCATGACAGATTTGCGCGACAAGGCGGCCGACTATTTCGAGGCGAACGGCTTCCGGATGGCCGGCAATGTGGCAGACGGTGTACGCGCTTTGATCCAGCAGGAACTCCAGAACAGCGTGAAGTTCGGCCGGTCGGTCAAAGACACCCGCGAGGTGATCTGGGACCGCCTGGTCTCGCGTGGCTTCACCACTCGGGAAGCGGCGCTCGAAAGCGAGGATGACCCGCTCGTCGTGCGCGCGCTCAAGGAACTCTGGGGCGTCTCAGCCCAGCAGACGGCGGCGTATCTCGACACGCTCGCCCGCACGAACCTCTACGAGGCGATGAACGAGGCGCGCTTTGCCGAATTCACGGACCCCTCGCTCGGTGACTTCGTGGTCGCGCTCGAATACTCAGCGATTCTCGATGACCGCACGACCGACATCTGCGAGACGCTGAATGGCAGTGTGTATGCGGCTGATTCGGAGCAGTGGGACAACATCCGCCCGCCGAACCACTACAACTGCCGGTCCGTTCTGATCCCGATTACGGCGATTGACGGCTGGGATGGACGGGAGAGTCCTGCACCGACCGTGCAGCCGCAGAAAGGCTTTGGAGCGACGCTTCAGTGAACGCGGTCGTCTCCATCGTTCCAGCACCGGATGTCGGTCTATCGCGCGAAGAGATGCTTGCGGCGATGGACCTGC